GATATATAATTTTAAAATGGTGTCTGCACTAATGGAAGAGGACATTGACTTTGCACTCTACTATGATGTTGAGAAAGCAATTGACTATGCCTTTGAAGGTAAATTCGTACTTAAAATGTACGACTATCTAAAAATTTGTAATGCTAAGCGCCGACATGCTGACGAGTTTATCGAAAGCAAGACGGCAGCAGAGATCAACTTGTTGATTTTGGATCTAGAAGAGTATCTTCTGGGTGGTCAAGACGATACTCACAAGCAATTGCGAGAGGGATATGGTCACATTCCAAAACCACAAGCAAGAAAAATAAAGGAATATCTCTACGGTATTCTTGAAGATGCCTGGAGATACAGTAATGACAAGAAACCAGGAAGACGAAAGAAGTCAACTAAATAAAGCAGAAGATTCTCCTGATATCAATAGGGGATTCGAGTTAATGTTGCGACACCGCAGCAGGAGGGAGGAACCAAAACCTAAAACATTCGGCATAATGTTTGGGAAGGTGATCTCTCTCCTAAAGCGAGAGATACACTTCCATTTTGAAATAAAACTTGGTATTATTAAAAAGAGGTAATCTCGGGAGCAGTCCGATGTTAGCAATTACACTTACATTCTCCGCATTATTTTCCATAATGATGCTCATTGTGGGCGGAGTGGTTGGTTGGATGGCGAAGGAACATGTACTAATGTCCTCACCAGTCTATACACATCCCGAAATGTTTGACGAAAATGGGAACATTCTTCCCGATGAAATTTTAGCAGTACGATTTGAAAATGGCTATGACGACTACGAAGAAGAAGACGACTAAACCTATTCCTGAATTGCAACCCAATCCCTTCATGCATGAGATCCTCGATCTGGTTCATGGACAGAGGACAGTTGCCAAGAAGGCGGAGGTGTTGCAAAAATATAGGACTGAAGGTCTGATCGCACTTCTGATTTGGAATTTTGATGACACTGCTGTGTCTGCTCTTCCTGAGGGTGATGTACCTTACTCTCGTGCAGAGGAGCAGACTGCACAAAATGAATCCCTGTCTGCTTCGATTGAGAAGTTGAATAAGGTTGACGGTCTGTCTAAAATGGATGAAGTTGTTCGTAAGAGAGCAACTTCTATCCGTAAGGAATGGCAGAACTTCTACAATTATTTGCAAGGAGGTAACCCATCCCTTACTAGTCTCCGTAGAGAGACGATGTTCATTCAGATGCTTGAAGGACTTCATCCTAGGGAAGCCGAGATCATGGTTTTGGTTAAGGATAAGAAGTTGCAGACTAGATATAAAATCACCAAGTCTGCCATCGCTGAGGCATATCCAGATATCCAGTGGGGAGGTCGTAGTTGAGTAAAAGCAAAGTCAAGGTGCTGCATGAGGATTGTGATCCTACATCAGTCGATGATAAGTCATTGCCTTGCACTGCATTCTTCGTAACTTACATGAAGGGTGGTCGTAAGTGCCATGACTTGGTGATTGCAGGTAAACAAGTGGATATCTTCGATCATTATTGGGACATGTATCGACAGGACCTTCTAGAGTTTAAACAATCCTCTGGCACTACTAATCCTAAGTTATATAATCCACCCAAAGGTAAAAAATAATGTCTAATGGATTTGGTGCTGGAGACGGTAAAGCAAAAGTCTTCGTACAAAAAGAAGAAGTAGAAAAATTAATCAAAGAATATAAAAAGATCAAAAAGTATATGAAGTCTCCCCTCTATGAGATTAAAAATCTGGATGGGAGTGAAACACTTGTCAACAATCTCTTAAAGGAATACGGAGAGGACAATGATTCACAAGATACTGACAGCGTTTGATCCCGCTTTGATTGGGTCACTGATGGGAACCTTACTTTTGGTTCCCTTTAGTTATTTCATATATGATGTGAAGAAGAATCCAGACAAATACAAAGAGCACTAGTTGACAAATTGTCTGGACTCTATTAAACTATCGGCATGAATACGTTTTATTATGTCAAACTATAGACCCTATTCCCCTGAGTGGAATAGGAAAAGATACTTGACTGAGGCAATTCAGACCTACTTCAATGATGACATTGATGTTGAAGTCATTGTGGATGATATTAACTGTGCTCTGGAGGAGCAGAGAGATTATTATCTTGGTCGTGCAGAGAAGTTGGACGCTGTTATTGCTGGTCTCAATAAATAAATCTAAAGGGATACGTCACTATGTTGTCAACCCAATATCGTCTTCGTTTGGAAGGCATCTGCAGAAAGATCTCCAATAAAGAAGAGGTTGATTTAAGTGATATGATTTGGGCAGAGAAGTTGTCCAAAGCAAATACCACTGCTAGAGAATGGTTACGCAAAGCACGTCGCCATGCGGCTCAAGATATTGAGGAGGGCAGTATGGATGATTTTATGAATAAGATGGGACTAGGAGACCCCGACCCATCTAATTACAAAACGGGGTTTGATTCTGCAGATGAAATTGTAGATTGGTTTAAGCAAGATAAACCTGACGACTGGAGACAGCGTGACTAGGTATAGTATCATTCATAAGGATGGATCTGAAACACCTTACATTTGGTGTGATAAAACAAAACAAATGGTAGTGAAGAAGATTGTTATGCAAGCATTAGTTTATGGTAATGGTGGTCAAGAATCTGAACGTGCAGTTATGGTTCTTGAAGCCTGTGGACAAGATGTAAAACAGTTTTTGCTTGGTGCTGATTTCAGTGATAGACAGTTCCGTGCTGAGTTTGGTAGTGAAGCAGAGTATCCTCAGATTGCCATTGGATTGAATCATCGCGGATCTTTGAAGGAGACTCTCAAGTTTATGAGTGAACAGGGAATGTTCTTGTGAGAGTCAATACGATTATTGTTGATGACTTCCTAGATAATCCTGATGCTGTTAGGGAGTCTGCTCTACAAATTGAGTTCAATACTTCGGGAACCTTCCCTGGTCATCGATCAGATGCTGCTGATAAAGAATATCAGAATATGGTTGGTGATAAGATTGATTTGATCCTAGGCACTCAAGAGTATGGTCCTATTCAGTTCAGAGATAACATGGACTGCTTTAGATTTCAGTTGTGCCTAGAGGGAGAGAAGACTTGGATTCATAAAGACAAGAGTGAGTGGGCAGGAGTTCTGTACCTTACACCTAATGCTCCTATAGATTCTGGAACAGGAATATTTGATAAGAATGAGAATCTAATTACCATGATTGGTAATGTTTACAATCGTCTTGTTCTTTATAGGGGCGACCTACTTCATAGAAGTATTGTTCCTGGGTTTGGTGACAGCATTGAAAATGGCAGATTAACTCAAGTATTTTTCTTTGATTGGGAAGAAGCATAAAGAATTATAAAGTTGGTATAGCGTTATACCAAACTAGTTGCATACATAGTAATGTCAGTGTATAATGACAGTACGTTCATCTTATGCCTCTTCTAATGCTGCTCATGGCATTCAGTACACAAGAGGTTACCAGTGACTACCTTGTCAGTGGTGCCTACGACTGGATGATGACCTGCGAGCAATCTCAAGAAGCGATCACGAACCTATATAAGGATGAGTATTATTCTCGTCCCGAAAATGTGGGAATTCGTGAGAGCATGAAGAGAAAGTTCTTACGTCATACACCTTATGAGTGCGTGGTCGAAGTATAAGACGCAAGTAAGTCGCGGAACGGAGCGTTCATCCCATGTTTGAATTACTTCTGTATTCAGGAATGGCATGTGCTGATGCTGATGCATTACTGCTCAGGATCAAAGCAAACGAGTCAGAACTATCACCACGTATAGTGGTGGAGTTAGTAGAGACCGTAAAGGACTCTGTACCTGAATGCGAATTCTATTGGGACGCAAACGACTGAAGGAACGGGAAAACGGATCCAGCGCAAGCTGAGAAGGTTAACTTTCCATTCTATTCAGGTAACGACAAATGAACACACTTAATCTCATCAAAAAGCAGATTGAAAAAGCATCTGCACTTCACGATGCTCAGATCTCCCACACCGCTTATCGCGGAGTGATTTTTGATCGTCGCTGTGAAGAGCGTGATGAAGTTCACGGAGCATTCTGCTACCGTGGTCACACCTACATCAAGTGAGGACGATATGCAAGCACTACAAGTTGCGGGACTAGGTTCCCTCTTTAGCGCGGCATTTATTTTCCTGTTGTATGGTGAACTACTGCTCCTCAAAAAATTAGGTTGAGGAGTAAAGAATGCTGAAGGTCAAATTTTTTTATGACCTTCCAGTATTTGACCCAGATAAACACGATCCAGATGAAGCCTTTGCGTTTTTAACTTATCGTGGTGTACATTACGCTAAACGGGTTCAATTAAAATCCAGAGGCATAATGAGCTGGAAGATCAAGTAAATTAAGGGGGGTTGCGACCCCTCTTTTTTTGTACTATAATGTTTAAGTGTATCTAAATTACTGATGGAACGAGAGAAGTTAAAGATACTCCTTGGTAAATTAAAAGGATTGATCGAAGAGATTGAGTCTGAAGTTTATTCTGATGTTGATTCATATACAGAAGGATTCTCCCCTCTCCCAATAGAAGGGGACTATGATGAAATTTACAACGATGATGATGGGTACTGCGACTAATTGGTATCATAGATATCTCAACCTTCCATTTACCATAGGTCCTCTTGACATGTTCAAAGAGGAGGGGAAGACGATTAAGCACTTCTATATCAATGACTACCCATTCTATCCTGTAGAGGAATGGTTCAATGATCTTGGACTTATTCTTGCATTGAAGGAAGTCTTTTACACTCCACCACACTCAAAGATTCCTATTCATACTGATCATGGTGCATATACTCACCATGCAAAGATCAATATCACTTGGGGTCCTGAGGAAGGCGTGATACAATGGTGGAAGTCAGAGAAGACTTATCGAAAGAAGATGCTTGGTTATGCTGGCGCAACTTCTGAATTCCATGACAACCTATGGGCAAAGGAAGAGGATTGCGACTTCTTATACGAGGCGAATACAAACAAACCAAGTCTAGTAAACATCGGTATGCTTCACGGGACTAACAACCCTACAGATCGCGGAAGATGGACTCTCTGTTTTGTCCCACAGGATCAACGAGGAAAATTCATTCACTGGAATGATGCATTGGAAATTTTTAAGAATTATTTGGAGGTTTAAATGAGCGCAAAACTTATCAGTGTTACACCTGATGCGGAGAA